AACGGATACCCAGGAGCTGGCCTTCCCCCGTTACCCGGATACTGAAGTCCCGGAGGCCGTGAAGGAAGCGTGCTGCGAGGAGGCGCTTGCGCTTCTGGAAAGGGGCAACAGTCAGCGGCGCAAATTGCAGCAGGAGGGCGTGCAGTCGTTCACGCTGGGCAACATGAGCGAAAGCTATGCTGCAGGTGCTGGCAAAGGGCTACTCAGCCAGGAAGCAAAGGAACTGCTCCGGCCGTGGCTGCTTGGGGCGGTGAACATCACATGATACAAGACTATCTCAACCAAACCGCCATATGGCACTATGTCACCGGCCAGAACGAATACGGTGAACCGGAATTCGGGAGCAAGACAATCAAAGTACGCTGGGAAGGCAAGCGTCGCCTTGTCCGAGACAACGAAGGCCGGGAAGTTGTTTCTGAAGCAAGGGTATTTTGCACCGAAGCCGTGAAGCCGGGAGACGAGCTGGAGTTTGACGGGCGCAGGTGGCCGGTGATTGCTGTCTCTACGGTTCCTGACCTGGACGGCAAGGAATCTCACAGAGAGGTTGCTGTCTGATGGCAAAGGACAAATGGCGCATTAAAGAAGCCGTGAAGATTGCAGAGGAAGCCGGGCTAAAAGCGTTGCGGACCGGAGCGGAGGCCATACTCACGGAGGCCATAGATGAAACGCCGGTTGATACCGGGACTTTACGCCGCAGCGGTACCGTAACCGTCGGGGCGCTGCCGAACGGGGAGCAGGTGTATGAAGCTGCTGCATCCGGAAGCGACATGAAGGACGCATTTCCCGGTCCGGAAGGCAAGGAGAAGGCTGTCTATATCAGCTTCAATACGCCGTACGCCCGGCGACAGCACGAGGAACTAGATTACAATCACCCCCGAGGCGGCAAGGCCAAATACCTTGAAGATCCCTTTAACCGGCTGAAGAAAAAGGTTGTAAAAATGGCTGAGCTGAGGATTAAGAAAGCCCTCCAGGATGCAAAGTGAGGTGGTGCCAGGTGTTAGCAGAAATAGGCGCATATCTGGCCACAAAGAGTATCGGTACAGTTGGGACCGATATTTTTTTAGGCTTGATGCCAGATGAGCCCGACAGCTGCATAGCGCTGTTTGAGTATGCCGGTTCGCCTCCGGATTTGCATTGGAACGGCGAATATCCCGGCTTGCAGGTGAGAGTAAGGGATAAGAGCTATGCGGCTGCTAGGACAAAAATTGGGGAAGTAATGAAACAACTCCATGGACTACATGAACAAATGCTATCCGGCACCCGGTATCTGCTTGTCAAAGCCAGGGGCAGCCCTGAGGTGCTGAAACGTGACGCAAACAACAGAGTTGAGTTGTTTGTAAATTTTGAAGTTATAAAGGAGCGTGATTGACATGGCAATAGCAGGATATGGCGGCAGTGTTTACATTGGCGACACTGTACCAACAAAGGTGGCGGAAATTGCCAACTGGAGCCTGGATATGTCTGCAGATGATATCGACGTAACCAGCTTTGATTCCGAGGGATGGCGCGAGCGCATCCAAGGGATAAAGGAATGGTCAGGGTCCTTTGAGGGCAACTTCAGGCCGGACGACACAGATGGCCAGGCAGCGCTGATAAATGCCTGGATCGCTGGCCAAAAGGTAAAGCTGGAGCTTCGGGTGAATGATTCCGTGAAGTTCTCCGGTGAGGCTTTAGTGACACCCAGCATCGAAACACCAGTTGACGACAAGGCGAGCTTCTCATGTGACTTCCAGGGGTCCGGCCCTCTGGTGCCAGATGGAATTTCTGGCATACAGCAAATGATGACGATGCCGACAAAGACGACCACTAAAGATAAGGGATAATGGCCATAAAGGGTATTGTGGGGGCGGTATACGAAGATGATACCGCCCCAATTTCTGATAATGTAGCGCTGTTGTTTGACTGGACATTGCAAGTGGACATCCGGAAGGAATACACTTATGGACCTGAACTGCATGGCGTCCCGGTCGGATGGTGGGTCAAGGCAAAAGGTTACTGGACGATGAAAAAGTTACCGAAGAAACAGATGTACGTCCGGTTGTTCTTGTACAAAGGGACAGACAAACGCTGTCTTGCCGGCTGGGCGCAGGTACCGGTACTGAAAAAGGCTAACACCCTTACCAGCGCTGAGGTTGTGTTGCACGGGGTAGAGCACATAAAGCAGGAGGGATAACATGCCACGGAGCAGAGTGGTTGAATTTGCGGGCAAGAGCATCACGGTGCAAGAGAAGAGGATAGGCGAATTAGAAGCATTAGTTCGGGAACTCTTTCCCAGTACCAAAGGAAAGCTGAAAGACCTGGATAAGGCGCTGGCAGACCTGGAGGTTGACTGGGATTTGCTGTATAAAAAGCTGCCCATTATTTTCCCGGACATTAGCAGTGATGATGTCCGCAATGCCTACATGAGCGAGCTGGAAGCCTTAGTTAAGGCATTCTTTGAAGTCAATTTTTTCGCCCTGAAGCAGGCGCTGCCCGGACTGCTGACCTGGGTTCAGATTGGCTTACAGCAGAAGTAGCGGTCTTGTTGGCCCGGGAATTCGGGTGGACGCTGGACGAGATGCGGGCGCTTTACCCGAGCGAATTGTACGGCCTGCTGCAGGAACTGCAAAGACAGCTTTTGCTTGAGGCATATAACGAGCAGCTCAACAAGTGGTCGTATCTGGTAGCAGCGGTATACAACGGCTTCACCACAATCGTCAGAATGTTCAGTAGGAAGAAAGGCCGATACAAGGTTTTCGAGCCGAAGGACTTTATAGACAAAGACTTCCATGCCATTGTTAAAACCCTACTTCCTGAAACTGAAGAAAAGGACGACCACGAGAACCACATGAAAGACGCAAAAAAGAAAGGCCTGCGTGGGCCTTTAGAGCTGCAGTAAAGGCAGGTGAAAACTGTGAAGGTTGGTGAACTGGTTGCAAAGCTAAGCCTTGACCAAAAAGACTTCAAGCGCGACCTCAAGCGGGCCGAGACCGAAAGCGCCAAAACGGCCAATACAATCAGTGGTGTTTTTAAACAAGCGCTATCTGTAACGATTGGTATGACTATGTTCGAGGGCCTGAAGAGAGGGTTCAAGGCGGTTGTCAGTGCAGGCATTGATTTCAACGCGATGCTGCAGACAGCGCAGATAGGTTTTTCAACCATGCTGGGTAGCGCAGAAAAGGCGGAAGTGTTCCTAGAGCGGTTGGCAGCCTTCGCGGCCAAGACGCCCTTCGAGTACCCTGAACTGCTTGATGCGGCTAAGCGTATGCTTGCCTATGGTTTCGCGGCGGAAGAAGTTCTGCCGGTCCTGAACGCAGTTGGTGACGCCGCCGCTGCACTCGGCGCTGGCGGAGCCGGGATTGACAGGATAACCCTGGCTTTGGGCCAGATTCGGGCCAAGGGCAAGCTGGCCGGCGAGGAAATGCGGCAATTGACGGAAGCAGGCGTCCCTGCCTGGCATATCCTGGCCGAAGCAATGGGAACCACCGTTGCAGCTGCGCAGGACATGGTTTCCAAAGGGTTGATCCCCGGTCAGAAGGCGGTCGAAATCATCACGGCAGGCATGGCCCAAAGGTTCGGCGGCATGATGGCGAGCATGGAAAACACCTGGCGGGGCGTCACCTCGTCGATAAAAGACATCTGGCGGTTGACCGTGGGGACACTCACTCAAACCCTTTTTGGTGGCCTGAACAGAATGCTGATAGGGTTCCGGGACTTCCTGCAGCAGGTTTACCTGGTCGTTAAGATACTCTTCGGGAAAAAGGCGCCCCAGGCGGCCGGGGCAATGACTGAAAGTCTCACCGAGCAGGCCGGCGCAGCAGGTGGCCTGAGTGAAGCGATAAGTGACACCGGCGACGCAACCAAAAAAGCGGCTCAGGCGGCCCGCAGGGGTCTAGCGCCGTTCGATGAACTGCACCGTTTGACCAAGGAGATGTCCGGCACGGCTGAAGAGGGAATCGGAATCGGCCAGGTCGGGTTCGGAAGCATAAGCCTTGGAGACATAGATCTGGGCCTGGACGTTGACGACGCGGCGTACAGCAAAGCCCTAAAGATTGCCGAAAAAATCAGGTCGGTGTTTTCCAAGATTTCGGTTGGGAACGTCTTTAGCGGCCTGGGAGAAGGGTTGCGTGCACTTTGGGACAAAGGGATTGTCCCCATAGCGAGCTCTGTGGGCCAAGACTTTTTCATGCCGATCCTAGATTCAGTAAACACCAACCTTGTGCCGGTTTTCGCCGAAATTATCCCCTGGGCATTCGGAGAAGCGAGGAAGGCCTTCGAGTGGATGGGGGCCAGGATAATGCAGGTATGGGATACTGTTATCAGGCCAGTGTACGAACTTATGCGCGACGTAGTGACAGGCGTGCTGGAGATTATAAGCAACCTGTGGGACCAGTATGGCCAGAACATACTGAACAAGCTATCCGAGGCGTTAGAAAACATCAAGAGTATATTCAATGAGCTCTGGACAGAGGTTTTGGAACCCATCATTATTCCCTTCCTGGATATGTTGAGAGACCTGTGGGAAAACCACTTGAAGGGAATGTGGGAAAAAGTTGGGGATTTTATCGCCAATCTTATCGAGGGCGCACTCACGATATACAACGAGTTTATAGCTCCCTTGGCCCACTTCCTTATCGGTGTACTTGGGCCGATAGTTCAGAGGGCCTTTGCATTTGTCCGGGATGTGGTTGAAACCGCGGTCAAGGCGGTTTCCGGCATCCTCAAGGGCGTGTTTACTGTGCTTAGCGGGATAATAGATTTCTTGATTGGCGTTTTCACCGGCGATTGGAAGCGGGCCTGGAAGGGCATTGAGAAGATTGTAAGCGGTATTTGGGACACCATCACTTCGATCATAAAGGGAGCCATCAACCTCGTTATTACCGGCATAAACACCTTCATCCGGGGGCTGAACTCGATTAAGTTTAAGGTCCCCAACTGGAAAATTTTCGGTGACTGGGCCGGGAAAGAGTTCGGCATCAATATCCCGCTAATCCCCAAGCTTGCAAAGGGTGGCATTATCGATAGTCCGACCCTGGCGCTGCTGGGTGAAGCAGGCAGGGAGGCAGTCATGCCCCTGGAGCGCAACACTGGCTGGATAGACGAGCTGGCAAGCCGGCTGGCTTCCATAATAGGGGACCAAGGCGCAGGAGAAGGAGACATTGAAGTGAACGTATATTTGGACACCGATGTTCTCTTGTCGGGCGTGATAAAAGCCTCTCAGCGCAAAAATGCGCGCGCCGGCAAAACCGTGATTAGCCTGGGGGTGAGCTAATATGAGTGCGCTACCGATAAGGTCCGTTCGCCCCGCCGACGCCAACGGCAACCCTATTGGCCCGGCGATAACAGATTTGCCAGCCGCATCGAGTTGCAACTGGACAAAAAGCGATCTCTCGGACCCCGACGCAGGGCGTACCATATCGGGCAGAATGCTCAAAAAGCGCCGGGGTAAAACGGACAAATTAGAACTGCAGTGGAATGGGCTTACCAGGACCCAGGCAGCGGCAGTACTGCAGGCATTCGATAGCGAATATTTGCTGGTGGAGTATTTGGATGCGCGAGCTGGCCAGTGGGTGACCAAGCACTTTTACGGCGGCGACATGCAAGCAAAAGGCTGGCTGCCTCATATAGAGACGTGGGAGGTTATATCGCTTAACATTATCCAGGCGACACCAGACCCACCGTAGAGAGGTGATGTGGTATGCAAAACCTGAGCTCAGCACAAAAACAGCATCTGGATGACGGCGGTCCTGTCAAGGTGACGATACAGGTTGACCCCGTTAGCGGAGAGCCTTTCTCGATTACTGATTATGATTTGGCAGAAAAATCTTTTACCATTGAACGCAACTGGACCACCGGGTCGAACATCGAGATTGGCTGTGCTGACACTGCGGAGCTGATTTTTACGCTGGATAACGCAGACGGGCAATGGAGCGACATCCGCTGGGAAGGTGCCCGGTTAACGGTGATTTATTACATCAATGGTGAACCGCTGCGGGCGGGGATATTTACCGTAGATGAACCGCCGCGGCGTTTGTCTACTATGCAGATCCGTGCATTAGACAACATGGCGAGGTTCAACCGGCCCTGGGTTCCTGGCATCAGCTTTCCGGCCACCTTGTTTCAGATTATCCAGGATGCTTGCAATCAGTGCAATGTGACCTTGGGGACCTTGGAGTTTGATAACGATGATTATGTAGTTGAGCAAAAGCCCGTAGGCGATGACATTACTAACCATCATATTGTCGCTTGGGTAGCGGAGTTGGCCGGGAGCAATGCCTGGATTGATGAGTTTGGTCAGCTGCGGCTGTCTTGGTACGGGGATAATCAGATTGGCAATTTTGAAATAAGCCCGCATAACATGATGAGCTATGACGAAATCGCTGAGGCTGATATTGAAATAACGGGCATTGTATACCGCACAGAGGAAATAGACTATATCCTAGGTACCGATAAGTATGCTCTCCTGATAGCAGATAACCCATTGCTGCAGAACAATTTCGAGGCGGTTCTTACAGTTCTGTACAACAAGATAGGCGGGTTTAGGTATCGGCCGTATAGACTTGAAGTTGTCGGTTATCCTCACGTGT